TCAAAGCCGCAGGCCAGTAGACAAAGGCAACGCCAGTTGTAAACAAGGCGAGACCAATAAGGAATAAAGTAACTCTCATTTGCTCCTAGGTTTTAAAAACCTGTGTAAATGTAATAGCCATCCTCGTAATTGCCGAGAGCATCTTTAACTCTACAAAGGCAATTTAGTAGGGCCGATACACCATCAATTTTGTTATCTGGTCTGCGCCTATCCTTCTTAGGAAGAATTCCCCCACGCACGTCTTCAGTAACAACGGCATTGCCAATGTTCCAAGACATAATAGGACTACCTGTATGGTGAATGCGTCCAGATGTAATCATGGCTTCGAGCCACTTAGCAGGCTCTGACAAAACTTGAACTGTCTGATGAATCTCAGAAGTCTCAAGACCCGTCTCAGCGGCAATCTGCTGCTTGAGGTCAACAGCCTGATAACGGTCAAAAGCCAGTTCCTTAACATCAAACACAGCTAAGTCTGCCAAAAGGTCTCGTTTGATATACGCGTAATCAGTCTCACTGCCAGGGGTTGCAATGGCATCACCATTATGTACCCACTTCTGGTAGTGCTGATACTTTACTAGCAGTGCTCGTTCTTCAGGAAGATAGAAGATGGGATACAGATAATAATGGATCGTCCCGTCAATATCCTTCTGAAACAACTTCACTGCTGCTGCCATATCAACCTGGGAAGCAAGGTCAAGGCCGATAACACACGGTTGCCCTTCAAACTCCTCAAGTGGAGGTGCGTCAGCAAGCGTATTCCACTTCTCAACGTTGAGCCAAGTGGACACAGCAGAACACCAAATATCCAGGTGTTTAGTCTTGAAGTCATTCTGCTTCTCAGGAGATTGAACCGCCACCTTCTGCCTAGCAAGAATAATTTCTGGATTTACGGAAACTCCCCAGTTAGGGTTGGCTTTTACCAGTGCCTCTTCCGTGGTCCAATCGTCACCTTCGTCTATCGAATAGATGATCCCAAACAGGTCAGGATTATCTAGGCTGCCCTCAAGTGTTTTCTGCACGTCCTGTTGAAAGGGGAAGCAGGGACCAGACGTATCTGAGCCGGCAGTCGTGATTATAAAGGCAAGTGGCTGCTCTCTAGCCGCCATTCCTGTAACCATCGTGTCGTACAGAATGGAGTCCTGCGCCTGGTGCCACTCGTCTAATATGGCGAGGCTGGCACCTCCCCCATCTTTTGGGTGACCAATCAGGCGCTCAAATTTGGAGTTGGTGCTGGGGACACAAATAGTAGATGCGTTGACTTCAACACCATAACGACGACAGAACTCAAAACTATCCGCTGCCATGATCTTTGCTGGGTCAAACACAAACCCAGCCTGTTTCTCGTTGGTTGCACCCGAGTAAACTTGCGCTCCATACTCACCATCAAGGCAAAGCATGTAGAGTCCAACACCAGCCATGATTTGTGACTTGCCATTTTTACGTGGCACACAAACATAGGCAGTGGCGAACCTGCGGTTGTTGTCCTTCTTGCGAACCCACCCGAACACAGAAGCGAGAATGAATTGCTGCCATGGTTCTAACTTGAGTTTCAAGCCCTGCGCACGCCACTTACCCGCCGTGTGGGGCATCATCTCAATGAATTTGCAGATGCGGTCTCCCTTGGCTTCATCGAAGCGATACGGGAAATCTTCATCGGCTGCTTTGGCAAGATCCGAAATGTGGCGCTGACCCGCCAGACGCACCCATTTATTTGCAAGGCGTGTTCCATCAGCTACTTCTTGTGCGTACTTATGCGCTGATTGCGAATGGCTCAAGGGAGCAGCATTCTTCACTGTCTCCTTTTTCTTTAACATTCACGTCTCCACTAGATTGTGTTCTGGCAGTGTTGCTAAGCGCACCACCCTTAGCTTTCATCTCTGCCCAGTATTTCTTGCTGGCTTCCTGCATCTTCAATCTGGCTTCTTCCGAATGCGGTTTAGCTGCCATGAATTCAAGTTGCTTTTGTCTTGCGGCTTCCTTACGTAGTGGTTGCAGAGCCAACCACGCTGCATCCCGCACAATCCTCTTGTACTTTGCTGGTGGTTTACGCGGCCCACCTATAAGCCCCTTGGCCTTTTTGGTAGCTATGATTTTGGCGGTTATCTCGGGGTTTCTCTTCTTCCCAAAGTTGACGTTGTTTTCGCCTGCCATTGCCGGTCGTGGCTTCCCTCTGCGCTCGTCAGCCTGCTTCTTGCGTGCGGCCATTAGAACTACACGCTGTTCGGGAGTCCATTTACGCCCAGTACTTGATGCGGACACCTTAGCCTTGTGCTCCTCAGATATCTTTCTACCAACACAAATGGCTCCGCCGTCTCCACCTGAAGTCATGTTGTAGCCAATAGCTTTGTCTTGGGATCGGAAAATGAGAATGTAAATCGTTTCAAGTTGGTTAATAAACGCCTTACTAGTCTTTCCTAACTCTCTCACGCTAAACACTTCAGGGCCATGTTTGCGGATGGAGTTGTACAGCAGACCGGGAAGATTGCGCTTAAGTGCATTTCCTATATGCTTCCTCAACCTTTTTGGGCCATCAAAGCCCGTCTTGCCTACGTAAACCTTACCTGTTACTGAATTTGTAATTAGGTAAACAACATACTGCTTGCGTTCTAAAGCTCGTCCCATTCACTACCTTTATCTTTTTCTATTGCTGGGCCATTGAACCTTGTTCTGTCACCAGGCACCAAACCAAACTTGCCGTACATGTTGAACAAACTCTGCCGCTCACTCTGCTTCGTTAATAGGCCCGCACGCATATCAATGGTGGCGCGGACTACTACCTCAAAGGCGGGAGCATCACAGGTACCAATCACCCCATCGGGTGCAGCAGCCAAAAGTTCTTTCCAAACCTTCTTCTGCGCGTCATCCAGATGCGGTGGTACTCTCTTTAGAGGTGCTTTAGGTTCGGGTGGTGGGGTTCTATCTCGGAAGCGTTGTGGATCTTTAGCGAGTGAGCCGTTTGCTTCAAGCTCAGCTAGGCTCTTGCGATGCGCAGCCATTGGTTCCTTCTATTTGTTGGGAGTTTTGCCCCATCTGTTACTGCCGTCTAGTAGCCCCTTGGCATGATGGTGTTTTTTGCACAGACTTTGGAGATTTTCGAGATCCAACCTGAGTTCGGGTGCATCAACGATTGGGATAATGTGGTCCACGTCAACCGCTGGAGTTGGCCTATCAGACTTCAGGCACTCAAGACAGAGGTAGTTGTCTCTCCTGAGCGCAACAATTCTTAATTGTCGCCAATCGTAGCTATAGCCACGTTCAGAACTATTTCCGCGTAACTGGTCGTAAGGGCGTGAGACTTGTTTATTGGCCTTGTGCTTTTCACACCATCTCTCCAAGGTCAAGGCGTGGCATCCAGGTATTGAGCACGCCTTCTTACTTCTTGCAGGCATAGTTACTCGAACCCGCCCGACTGCTTCTCAAGCTTCTCCACTGTGGTTGCTCTGTATACATCCCCGGCCTGTGCCTTCACGCAATGGTTAGACTCAAAAAGATTCAAAATCTTAGTTCCCACTTCTCCAACTACATGATGCTGTTCTGCCCCACGTGCTAGACGACTGGATATGGTTTCATCTTCGTTACCGCCAGTGAGTACATTGGCGAACATATCGAGCGCTATCAGATCCCGCTTTATGAAACCTTCTTTGGCTGACAGTTCCTCTTGTTGGATCACTTGCGCAGGAGTAAGAGGTACGATTCCATCACTCATTGTGGGATTCCTTGTTGTATCAGATGGGTTGGGGCATTTCACCCCTCCGCACCTCTTGGCGTTGAAGCGCCTCCGCAGGTGTCGCGTGAATCGAGAAGGATACGTTGCCGCTTGGTCATTAACCAAGACGCTCACTTGTGCAGCCAAGTAGTATCATGGAGGCTGAATCTTGACTTGATAGAGTTCTTCAAAACCCCTTCAAGCCGGTCTGCACCTTCACCCATATAGGCTTCTCGGAAATTTATGGGAGCCCTTTTGAGAGGGGTGGACTCGCAGTTCGTCTCCATCCCCTAATTTGGGGATTTATATACTTGAAGGCGGTGGAGCGGGAATTCTAGAGCGTTTTTCTTCAATCGCCCTGATGCTCGCCTCGGAATTTCCACTGGCCATAATCCTAAATAGTTCAAGGACATCGGCTTTGCTTACTGATACAGAGTCTAGCGGCCCTACGTCTTTAGCATTAACACTAAATGTCATTGTGCTTCTCCAAAGTGTCAGCGTTGCTCTTTACTGCCAAAGTAGGCATCCAACTCGTCTCACAAATCTCCCTGAGCTTTTGTCGTGTCTCTTCTAATGCCTTGGCGATAGCAGCATCCGGCATACGTGCTCCTTTGGCTACTGCTAAGGTCCCTATAACTTTTTCGTGGGGCGTTGCATTTTTGTGGGGCCAACGGGTGATCATAACGACCTCGAAGATAGAATCAGTACTTTCACCTGACTCTAAAGGTCTAATTGACACACCCACGTCAAAGGCTATTGGTCCAAGTTTTATACTCATCAGGCTGCTGGGTAACTCAATGGCAGGGACAGCCTGCTCTGTGCTGTATTCAAGGCCGAATAGATACTAGTATCGGTCCAAATTACATCCTGACTAATGGTATCGGCTTTGAAAGCGGCTACTAATGCTGTCAGTTTTTCCTTGAGCAGAAACCAAATAAAGAGCACGGTTCCCTTATGGCCCAAAGATTTGATATCTCCAAAAAGACCAAGGGAATTAATCTTTTGTACCAGAGGATTATCACTGTTATTCAATTGACAATTCATAAACTTCTTTTTCTCTCTTCCGCTGCTTTCAAAGTGCTTGCCGCAAGACCCGGAGCCCATAGTTGCATTGCGCGATGAATAGCAGAAACGGCCACCCCGTTAAGGATGGCCGTTAACCTAGTTTAAGCCCTCAGGCTGGGGTAGCGCCCTAACCGACAGGGCAATAATACATTTCTCGGGCTGGGCTTGATTCCAGCTATCGACCATTCTGGGTGATCTCCCACCCAAGGAACCTTTTATGGATTTGCGTGTCCATCCACGCCGCCGCACAATTTACTTCTAATCGGGACCTCTTTTAATCCCTACACTCGGGTGGGGACCGATGTTCTGGCGGGGTCAACGCATGGCATTTAGCCATCCCGTTAGCGTTTGACACTCATTATGATGTTACTATCCTTACTTGGGGAAAACTAAATGAGTAATACCAAGATTTGAAAGTTGGGTATTGATGTTTGCTAGTGTTGTTTCTGCTGCGGCTACCGCTCGTATGTGATCGGCAAGTTCAGCCTGCCCTAACAAGTGTCGTGGGTAATCACTCTCATCATGATGTTTTGGAT